GCCTGCTCAACCTGCGGCCCACCCCGCTGCGTGGTAGCGGCGCAGCCGCTGCTGCATTGACGTACCAGGAGACGATCCTCCTCGACTCACCGACCTTCGTGATCCCGATGCAGGACACGGGCTCCATCACCGACGTGACCAACCTCATCGGCTCCAACATGCTGCTGCCGGGCGGCTCGAACAACCCGACAATCAACGCCACCGGCCCCGGCTGGGCCGGCGCCTCCAAGGCGTTCTCGTGGCCCAACGCCGACGCAGAGTTCCTCGTGGAGCCCACACCGGCCGACACCGCCTTCGACCTCAACTCGGGCAGCTTCACCTTCGAGGCTTGGGTCAAACCAGACGCTGGCAACAACAACGCCGGTACGGCTAAGGTCATCGGTTACCGCCGCATTCCGGCCGGTGGCCGTGAGGACTTCGTGCTGCGGCTAGGGGATGGCGCAGCCACCAACGTTCACGCCTACGCTGGTAGCACCACCGTCGAGACCGTAGGGGAGATGGGGTCATCGGCGTGGACCCACGTCGTCATGGTTCGCAACGGCACCGACCTCCGTGTCTACTTCAACGGCGTGGTGCAATCCCCCACCGTGAACGACGCATCCAACTCTGGCGGCGCCAGCGGCCAGTTCCTCATCGGCACCGTGCCGGGCGCAGGCACGCAGCGCTACAAGGGCCTGATGTGCTGGGTGGCCGGGTACAAGACGGCGCTCTCAGCGGCCCGTGTCTTGGCGCACTACCAAGCGGCCGTGTAGACTACGGGGGTGGACGCCCCCAGCGACAACCTGCCTATCTTGGCGACCCCAAAGAGGGTGCGCAAATGGGAAGAGGACCGTGCCCGCAAGAGCCCGGGTGAGGTGCTGCGCCGGCTGAAACGGTACCTAGTCCTCCTCGAACAGGGGCAACTCCAGCACGCAGCGGCCAAGGCCGCCGGCCTGAAGATGTCGCAGATCATCGAGCACCGCAGCACCAACCCGCAGTTCGCCGACGCCGAGAAGGTGGCGAAGGCGGAGGGCGTCGAGATCGTCGAGCAGAAGCTCCACGACGCCGCACTGGACGGCAACCTGTCGGCCATCGAGACATTCCTGAAGGCGAACGACGAACGCTACGCACCGAAGCGCAACGACGCCTACCACGCCGTGCTCGTGGTGCCGATCACGTCGGCCAACGCCCTCGAACGCATAGCCAACCTGCGGGACCAGCTGGAGCGCCGGGACCAGGAGATCCCCGAGGTGTTCCGCAACACCAACCCGTTCCTGAACGACCACATCCGACCGATCCAAGATGACGACACCGTCATCGAGGCCGAGGTGCTCGATGAGTCCTGAAGAGCGGGCAGCGGTCCTCTCCATCCCTGACCGCCTGCTGAAGCACGCCACGCAGGCCGAGCTCCTCATGTACGAGAAGGCGTTGGAGATCGAGCGAGACCTCAGCACCGTCTACAGCTACATGAAGAAGACGTCACCCACCACCGTCAAGCCGTTCCCCCACACGGTGCTGATCTGCCAGTGGCTCGACGCCCTCTTCGAGGGCCGGCTGTACCGTGAGGGCCCGGGCCCGTCACCGGTGGTTGGCGAGGACGCCGACGGCAACACGACGTGGACCCACCCCGAGACCGGCGAGCCGGTGGTGTGGAACCTAGCCCTGCACGCACCGCCCCGCCACGGCAAGTCGTTGATCGTGTCCGACCACCTGCCCGCCTACCTGCTCACGAAGTTCCCCAACGTGTCGGGCATCCTCGCCTCCTACGAGACCGAGTTCGCCGAGTCGTGGGGCGCCAAGGTCCGTGACCACATAGTCGAGACCGGAGAGCACTTCGGGATTCATCTCGAAGGTGGCAAGAACGCAGCCAAGGGTTCATTCCGGCTCAAGGGCCACCGTGCCGAGTTCAAGTGCTCGGGCGCCGGCGGTTCGATCACGGGCCGAGGCGGCGGCTGGCTCATCCTCGACGACCCGATCGCCAACTCCGAGGACGCCATGTCGGCGGTCATCCGCCAGAAGCACGAGGACTGGTGGCACACGACGTGGTACACACGACGTGAATACTGGCCCGACGGCACCCCCGCCCGCACGATCGCCATGTTCACGAGGTGGCACGAGGACGATCTGCGCACGAGGGTCATCGACAAACAGCCCGGTCGCTGGGGTATTCTGAACATCCCCGCCATCGCCGAGCCGACCGACGACGAGCCGGTGGACCCGCTCGGGCGCCCGACGGGTGCTGCGCTGTGCACCCGCCTCGCCCCGCTCTCCGAGCTCCAAGACATGCGGGCCAACTCGGCCATGTGGTTCGAGGCGCTCTACCAAGGGCGCCCGACGCTCGCCGAGGGTAACCTCATCCGCAAGCCGTTCCAGCACTACACCATCGAGCAGACCGAGGACGGCGAGGAGCTCTTCGTCCTCCACTTCCTCGACGGCAAGCGGGTGCGGGTGAAGCGGTCGGAGTGCCTGTCGTACGCCTCGATGGACCTCGCCGCCTCGACGAAGACGACCGCCGACTGGACCGTGCTTGGTCAATTCCTGGTGACCAAGACCTCCCCTAGGTTCCTTCTCGTGCGCCACATCGAGCGTACTAAGATCGAGACGGACAGCCACGGCCCGTTCCTTGTGCGTGAGCACAGCCGGTGGAAGCAGCAGTATACGCTGATTGAGAAAGCTACCTACGGAACAAACCTAATCAACAGCCTGCGCCGGCAGAATAAGCTGCAGGTTAGGCCTGTAATTCCTGACAAAGACAAGGTCACACGGGTGCAGGGTACCGTTGTTGTGGCGCTCGATATGAAGCAGTTGTTCTTCCCCGAGACAACGACTTCCTGGTATCCCGCCTTCGAGAAGGAAATCATGAAGTTTCCCACGGGCACGCACGACGATCAAGTCGATGTGTTGGCGTACGCCTGCCAGGAGTTCATGAATATGTCGAAGTACCAGACCAAGCCGGCTGACCTCGAAGGCATGGAGGGCCGGATTCAGCGGAAGTTCCGCAGCCTACGCAAGCCGCCGGGCAAGACCGTGATGCACCCCGACCTCGGGCGGTATTGACCCCCGGGTACGCAGGGCGTAGTCTTGAGTCATGACCGCACCAGCCGTTACTCTCATCTCCAACAAGGCGCCTCTCGGCAACGAATTCGTCGTGCACGCTCGCCTGACCTGGACCACCTACGCCCAGGCTGCGGCCGACAAAGTCACCGCCGCATCGCTCGGGTTGGTCTACATCAACCACCTCGAAGTCAACCAGCCCAACGTGCTCGGCACGAACGTGGTTTGGGACCGTGTCCAGGGCGCCAGCCCGGGCCTCAAGATCTTCGTCGATGACATCGCCGGCGTCAGCGCCGAGGCTGCGGCCGCTGCGAATACCACCGTTGTCGACGTCACCGCATTCGGATTCTGACCCGGCCTTGCCGAGTCACTAGCAACAAGGTAGCCTTACTCCCATGAGCACTCTCGCAGTCACCTACACGATCGACCAAGCCGATCCGATCCACCTCTCGGGCGACGAGTACCTCGTCACCGGCCTGGTGACGGTAGACACGGGCGACTACGTCACCAACGGCATCGCCGTGGTGCCCGCCTCGTTCCGCCTCGACACGCTGCAACGCATCGTCCTCGGTCACTCTTCGATCCTCGGTGTCGACGCCTACTACGTCAAGGCCACCGAAGCCACAGGCAAGATCAAGGTGTTCAAGGACGACATCGCCGGCGTCAGCGCCGAGCACGGTGCGTCGGCCATGACCGCCCAATCCTTCCCCTTCATCGCTGTCGGCAAGAAAGCAGCCTGATGACCACGCTCGTTCAAACTCGTGACCTCTCGGCGCCGGTCAAGATCCGTCTCGCCGGGACCAAGGTCCTCGTGTTCGGGCAGCTGTCCTGGGACACGGGCGACTACGTCACCAACGGCATCGCCGTCACCGCCGCATCGTTCGGTCTCACCACGATCGACCGCATCATCTTCAACGGCTGCTCCAGCATCCTGGGCGCCAATGCGTACTTCGACAAGGCCAACCTCAAGGTCAAGCTGTTCGTCGATGACATCGCCGGCGTGTCGGCCGAGATGGGGGCCTCTGCGCTGACCGCTCAATCGCTCGCCTTCATCGCTGTCGGGGACCTCACCGACGGTTCGTGATCGGGCCGGTCACAAGCCCTGCTGGGCTAGTTGCTCTCATAAGGCATCGTATGCCAGGTTGGATTCCTGGGGCCGCCACCATCTGATAACCTAGGGGCTGGACGAAAGTCCAGCCCCTTCAACGTCAGGACCCCTATGCCCCACGAACCTGTGGCCGCACCCGAAGCCGACCTCGTCGACTCCTCCTCGGTGTGGCACCTCGTCACCAACTACGACATGCAGAGCCGGCAGCAGTGCTGCTCGATCACCGGCACGCCCAAGCGTGACTCAGACCTCGGCGTGTTCCGCCCCTCGACCGTGCAGTCGTACGTCGACCAAGAGGGCAGCTACGACATCTCGCAGCTGGCCATCGAGGAAGCTGCCCGCCTCCTCGGGTGGGCGCCCCGTGAAGAGGTGGACGCCGAGCTCGCCGAGATGCGCCGCTCGATCGGCAAGCAGAACGCCCGGGTCGCCCGGGACGCCCAGAAGATCACCCGCCTCGAAGCGCACCTCGCCGAACTGCAGATGCCGTGACCTCGGAGATAGCCGTAGTCCTCCTGGCGTGCGGGCTGTGGCCGGCGCTGTTCGTCTACGTCGTGTTCCGCCTGCTGAAGTGCTGGAAAGATTGGGACGTCGAGCGTGGCCGCTACGTCGCCGCCCTGTTGGCGCAGTCGAAGATGGGTGACGGGGTCGCCTCGACCGTCGTGCGCCCACGCCCGCAATCGGGCCCCGTGCGCTCGGAACCGCCCGACAAGGTGATCTACCAAGAGGGCATGTGATAGTCTAGAGTCCGTATGGCCTCGATCACTGACTCAGCAGGTACGGGCGAGGTTGTCTCGCACACCAAGGCGTCCCCCACTCTGAAGAAGATGAAGCCGCCCAAGGCCGACGAGCACGCCGTCGAGATCCGCACCCTCTACAACAACGCAGTCCGCTCGATTCGCCCCGAGATCGCCAACTACTGGATCAACTATGCCTTCCTCGAAGGCGCACAGTGGGTCTACTGGGACGAGGGCAATCAGCGGATGATGGACATGCCCCGTGACCAAGACCGGGCCCGCATCACAATCAATCGCATGGCGACCAACACCCGCACCGTTATGGCCAAGTCCATGCAGCGGGAGATGGTCTTCGAGGACATCCCGAACGGAGCGGACGATGCCCATATCCGAGGAGCCCGCCTGGGTGAGACTATCATCCGAGAGCTTTCCAACGGACAAGACTGGGAAGTGCTGCGAGAGCGATTGCTGCAAGCCGTCTGGAAGGGCGGCACGGCTGCGCTCTGTGTTGACTGGGACCCGCAGGCCCGTGATGTACTTATCCCCGCAACGGATGACGGAGCACCTGCTGTTCACGAAGGCGACACCTGCATGCAGGTCCTTTCGATTGCGGAGTTTGTTGTGGAACCTGGCACTCGGGACCCCGAGAAGGCCCGCTGGTGGATCAAGGCTCTCACGTCTCCTCCGAAGGAAGTCCAGGCCCGCTACAAGCTAGACTGGGAGCCGGCCGCCGACGGCTTCTCGGCGACCCTGCCGTACATGAACCGGTACACCGCCGGCTCGCCCGCAGAGAACCAGAGCACGATGGTGCTCACCTACTACGAACGCCCGAACCACCTCAACAAGAAGGGCTGCATCGCCGTCGTCGTGAACGACCAGATCGTGCACAAGGCCGACTGGCCCTTCCCCACGAAGGACTCGCTCAACCTATTCGTCGCCCGGGAGACGGTAGTTGAGAACCGGTGGACGGGTGACACCATCGTCACTTACGCCCGACCGGTTCAGACTGCACTGAACGCCACCGAGACCAACATCATGGAGCATATGAAGCGGGCCGGCAACGCCCGTCTCGCTGTGCCGCAATCGAGCATGGACATCATCGAGGCGCTGACCGATCAACCAGGCGAGCTCCTCCCCTTCTCCGACGGCACCTCGGTCCCGCCGCAGTGGCTGTCGCCGCCGCAGATGCCGATGTGGTGGAACGAGCGCCCCGAGCGCCTCAAGGAAACCCTCGACGACCTCATGGGAGTGCACGATGTATCGAGAGGGCAAGCGCCTACCAACGCTCCCGACTCAGGCTACGGCCTATCCATTCTTGTGGAGCAAGACACAACGCCTGTTGGTCGGTTGGTCAAAGAGACTGCTCGAATCTTCGGACAGGCCGCATCCTTCCACCTCAAGCTCTACGAGCAGGAAGTCAAGACCAAGCGCACCTCCGCCGTCGGCGTAGGCAACAACTCGACCATGCAGCTGGAATGGGATGGTCGTGACCTCCACGGCCAGACCAAGGTCGTCATCCCTGCCGATTCTGTGCTGCCCCGCAGCCGTGCGGCCCAGCTGAAGAACGCCCAGGACATGATGCAGATGGGTATGATCCAGCCGGGCGACGTGGCGACGTACGCCTTCGTGGCAGAGATGCCCGACGCCCGCAACCTCATCGCCGCAGTGGCGCCGCAGATCGCCTGGGCCCGCCAGGAGAACGGCCTCTTTGCCGCCGGCAAGATGTCGACCGTTGAGCCGTGGGAAGACGACGAGTCCCACATCAAGGTCCACAACGACTACCGATCCACGATGGACTACCGCCTGCTCGCACCCGAGCAGCGCAGCGCCGTCGACCAACACGTCCAGGCCCACGAGACCTCCGCCGCCGAGAAGCTCGGCAAGCGCCAGGCCGCCATGCAGGTCAGTCCGCTCCTCGCTCAGGCGCCCGTCGCCACCGGTGCTCCGCCGATCCCGCCCGACATGGGCGAGGGTATGGCGCCGCCGATCCCGGGCGCCGAGGGCACTGACGTCCCCGTGGGCGGTGCGCCGGCGGGTCCCAACCCCGAGGCCATCCTCAGCGCAATGGGCGGCCCGGGCTGATACACTAGCCCGCAACGCCCCTAACCGAAAGACGCCCCCCAATGTCTGACCTCGCACCTGATGCGCCCGTAGTCGACGCACCTACCACAGACGCAC